ATGCGTGGTGCGGCTCTTCGGTATGCGACGCTCCTGGCCTCGGCCTTCGTGATCTTCAGCGGGCTGGCGGACTTTGCCGTGCGGCGCGAGGGGATGGCCGCCGTAGGTCTCGGCGGCATCTACTTCTGGATGACTCTGAAGGACCGCCCGCTCTCTCTTTGGTATCCGGTCCTGGCCTCCATCGCGGTCGCCGCCACCGGCATCCCCCGCGATCTTCGTCCGACGCTGCTGGATATCCAGATCGTGGTTGCAGCCGCGGCGTGGTTCCTGGCGGCCGTGGCGCGTGCATACTTCGAGCGCAAGTCGCCCGTTCCACCGGCCCGTTGATGGCATTCCCGTTTCGCGCCACTCAATGAGCGCGGTTGAGAGGTGGGCGGCATGAAGCTTCAGCGCGTGCTGATCCTGGGCGGTGCGGCCGTCGTGCTGGCCTGGGCGGGGATGCGCATCCTGGGGAATTCCGCCACGGCCGGACTGCTCGCGCTGGGCGGCCTCGTCACCATCGGGACCGAGCTCGACCGGCATCCCCTGCGGCGGCGCTTCGCGATATGGCTCGGCCTGCTCACGACGGGGCACAGCCTGATCCTGCTGGCGCTGGGCGCCCGGACGGATGGCTGGCCGCTCACCATCGGCTATTGCGCCGGAGCCCTGGCGCTGCTCGCCGGGGCGTTGACGTCGGAGCGGGAAGCGCCCGGCGCGGACGCCGATCCGCCGATGTGAGGACGCGGCTCGTTGTTCTCATTTTGTTCTTGACAAACGCCACGCGTTCGTGAGATAAATTCGTCAGCGTTGATGAGTGCGCCCGCCGCCCGATCCCCCTTGGGCGGTGAGGCTTCTGATGCGTCCGCGAGACATTCGATTTCGCGGCCCTCGCGCCGCCTCCACCCGCCAGCCTTTCCTCCACCAGGGCCCGCTCGCGCGGGCGCTTGCCGTTTGCCGAGATGGAGAGACAGCCGATGCCGACCGAGACCCGCGACCACGACCCGCACTGGGGCCGCATGTTCAGATCCTCCGCCGCGCTGGAGGCCCTGAGGGAAGCGGCCGCGGAGATGCAGAAGCAGACCGCCCCGGCGCCCCAGGTCAGGCCGGCCGCCGCCCCCGCGCCAAAGGCGGTCCAACCGCCCGTGGACGACGCGCGGATTCTGCTGGACCTGATCGCCCAGGCCGAGGTGAAGGGCCATCCAGTGAGCTATGACGTGACGTTCGGCTTCGGGAAGTACGATCCGCCGGGCTACGACAAGCCGATCACCCGGATGACGCTGGATGAGGTGGATCGCTTCCAGGCCGCCATGCGGGCTCCCAACGGGAGCACGCCGGTCGGCAAGTACCAGTTCACGCGCGCCACGCTGCGTGACCTCCGCAAGCAGATGGGACTGTCGGGCTCCGAGGTGTTCACGCCCGAGCTTCAGGAGCGTCTCGGTCGCAAGCGCCTCTCGTGGACGCTCTACGACTCCTACCTGGCCGGCGAGGCGAGCGAGGCGGAATTCCGGCGGCGACTGAATGGCGCCTGGGCCTCCGTGCCGCTGCCGGGTGACGGCAGCGCCCATCGCCAGCCGCTCGGGATCACGGACGCTGAGGTTCAGGCGGCCCTGAGGCAGATCAGGGACGCCCGTCGTTCGACGGCATTGCAGGTCCCGCCGGCGGATAGTCCTTGAGCACGTGCAGTTCATCCTCCCAGACGATCCCGTCGAAGCAGTACTTGCTCTCGAAGTCCAGGCAACGGGTCATGACGACGGCGTAGCGGCCCCGCTCGCCGGCCCGATAGAGCCATCGGCACCCCTGGTGCATGCCGTCGCTGCAGGACATCAACTCGGGATACCACTCGCAGATGGGGCGATTGTCGTCCGCGGGACACCAGTCCGCGGGCTGCGGCGGCCCGCCTGGGTAGGGCGAGCGCTGGGCGATGCGCTGCGGAATGAAACCCGCACCGATCATCCGCTCACGGGCCTGGGCGTAGGGCGTGCCTTGAGCAATGTCCGGGAACTTCGGGTCGGACCCGCGCGCGCAAGCCGCGAGGGCTGCGCAGAGGGCGACTGCCGCGAGAACGATGCGCATGAGACGGGCTCCCGGGGGATGATACCAAACCCTCTCGAGGGCGCCAGTTCCTGGTGTGTTCGTGGCGCCACGTTCCAGAACCGGCTGGCGCGCTATTGGGCGTCGGTCCCGAAGGCGGACGGCAAGTCGGCTTACGGCCAGCCGGTTGGCGTCAGCGTTCAGGACATCCAGGCGGCGATCCCACGATCGAAGGCCGAACATGAGCGGCTCAACGCTTCGCCTTAGGCTCCTTGGCGAACACGAAGCCGTCAAATCGATCGCGCGTCGGGCGCCAAAGCGTCCGGTAGCCGAAACTGTCCGCTCCGCGCTCGGGGATCCACTCGCCGAAGGTCGTCACGATCCAGTAGGTCGCATCGGCTCCCCGACGGTATGCGAACGCGCAGAACGTCGCCCCAGCCCGCGAGCAGTCCATGAACTCGGGATATCTTGCGCACAGGAACGCGAGGTCGGCGTCTCCGCACGCCGCCTCTTCCTCCCCGTAGTCCGGTCGCCAATGTTCTTTGTTTGTTCTTGACAAACGCCGGGGAAATTATATATTTTACAAGGTAGGTTGCCGATGCGCTGTGATTCTCCACAACAGGCTGGCGCTCTTAAAATCACCTACGGGCCGACCGGCGACGCTCCGAAGGCGGGCGAGCTGGTCAGCCTACCGTTCCGCCGCGGCCGCCGGCTTCTGGTGGCCGCGCCTCCGCTATCGCGACGTGGGGTCGTCCCGTCTGATTGTAGTCCATCCAGCACATAAACTGGGTGTCGCCCAGATAGAGCGACATGCTGTGGACGCTCAGCAAGTTCGCAATGCGCTGAGCGGGCTCAATGATTTCTGGGAAGTGTTTTTGGATCGGCGGCGTAGGCGTCAACAGGCGCTTTAGGTTCCCGCGGTGTAGGGCCGTTCCGCACTTCTGGCCGTAGAGCTTTAGAAGCTCCGCCTTGGTCATGTAGGTCCCGGGCGTCCGGCGCGCAAAGTGAACGTGATTCCCGGTGCGGACGGGCGGCAAAAGAGCCTTCGGATAGAAGTCCGCGTGCAGGCTCTCCAGCCCATTCAAGATATCGTTCGCGGAGGTCTCGCGCTGAAACTTGCCGGAGCGGGTGGCTTCGATGTCGCCGTGCGCCACCAGGCATCCAAGGGCGATTAGTTCGCAGATCATACGCAGCTGGAGATACCCGAACTCTCGGACCATCGGCGCGGACATCCGCGTGTGACCGTTCGCGGCAAACTCGATCCACTCTAGGCGGATCTTCACCTCGGCCATGACGTGCGAGTAAGTCTGGAGCGCTTCGGTCTCTAGCGTGGTCGGCATAGCGTGGGCTCCGCAGGTAAACGGGGGTACAAGCCGCCACATGGCCGACGATCCCCGCGAAGACGACAAGGAAGCCAAACGCCGCTTCAACGAGACGGTCGGCAATCTGCTGAGAACGCCCCACAAGCGGCATACTGGCGGTGGAAAAGGGCGCGAGCCGAAGCCCGCGCCCAACAAGAATTAGGCTAGGATCGGGAAGTCGGGCGGCAGGTTGTCTGCCGCCGCCACATCCGAACCCCAAAGGCCGTTCTTGATCTCTGAGATGCGGCCCTGATTGGTTTTGAAGTAACCAGCGATGATATGCTGGTAATACCCAAGTAACAGGGCGCGCTTAACGACCGCGACGATTTCGCGGGTGAAGTCTGAGCGGCGCAATGGATTTCTCCTATTCTGCGCTGCGTCAGATCGCAGTTGACATTTTGTCAGGCTTCGGGGTAAATTTACCCCGCTCTCAAAAAGCACCTGTGGTTTCCGCTGCGATCTGACTGGGTGGTTTCGGAAACCCGGGTCTGGGTCGGAGGGATTAGGCCCCCTCCGACCCGCAACCCGAGTCGCCCCGACATAGCACAGAACGCTACTCCCTTGGAGTCCCCGTTCGCTTTGCGTTCTGGCGCATCCACAGGATGCGCCTCGCCTTCTGCTTACGCGTGCGCGCCTTCGTCAGATCGCCGATAGGTCAGGCGCTTGCCGGCCACGAATGCTTGCAATTCCCGCGATGCCGAGGGCGGATATCGGGCTTATCCCCCTGAGCGATGGACTGCCGGCCGACGAATGGCAGCGGGTGCGAAGCGGCCAGGTCGCCCTGGGCGTGTCGCCTGAGGGCCGTGGCCGGGTGATCGCCGTCAGCTCCTCGGGCGGGGCCTATACGCCGTTGACGGGCAGGCCGGGCAGGGCTGCTCTCGTGGCGGGGGCCCTGAACACGATTTCCAGCGGCCCCAACACCAGCGCCCCCGTGGACATCCCGGCCGAGAAGGGGCGCGTCCAGGGAAGCATCACGCGCGGCCCTGGCCGGGATTTCAGGGCTGAGGGGAGGGTTTCCCTCGGACGCCTGACGACGCCTCGGGTAGGGGCGACGGGAACGCTCGATCCCTCGACCGGTCGGCCCGAACTCTCGGCTTCGGACATTCGAGGGCGGGGCATCGGCCTGCCGCCGCGCGTCCGCGTCTACAACACGCCGACGGGAGAACTGGACGTGACGCTCTCCGGCCCAGTGAGGTTCGGCCCGTTCACGCTGGCGGAGGAAGGCACGTACGTCATCGGAACCCCCGATCGCGGGCGAAAGTGAATTCATGGTTTGTTCTTGAGCGGCGGCGTCGTTCGACGTAGCGTCCTGCCATGGAAGCGCATCGAGCCGTGGTACGCAGGTGGCGCGCGGTGGCCTGGCTGGCCCTGGGCGCCGCGGTTGCGGCCCATCTGTGGCTGTTCAACGAGTATCTCCGCGACTTCGGGCTCACCCACCTGCCGGACAACCTGCTGACCTGGATCTTCGTCGTGCTCTGGCTATTTGGCCTTCCGCTGACGCTCACAGGCATGTGGCTGCTGACGCGGGCGGTGCGCATTGGCGGGGGACGGTTTCAGTGGCGCTGGTGGATCGGGGTTCTGCTGTCCTGGGACTGGTTCGTGGGGGAGGTCGGGTTCGTGCTGGAGGCCCTGGAGGAACCCTATCCGAAGGCGGCAATCACTCTCGGCCCGTACGCCGACTTCGGTAGTTGGCTCGGGACGGCGGCGATCGTGCCGGTGCTCTTCCTGGCGTGGACCCAGTCCTGGCCGCACCCGGCGAGCGCGAGCAGCCAGACTTGAGAACACGGCCCCAAAGTTCGCATTTTGTTCTTGACAAACGCCACGCGTTTATGAGATAAATTTGCCAGCGTTGATGAGTGCGCCCGCCGCCGGTCCCGTCTTCGGGCGGTGAGCCCGCCTGAGGCTCCGACGCTTCCTAGACACCGATCTTCGCGGCCCTCGCGCCGCCTCCACCCGCCAGCTTTTCCTCCACCAGGGCCCGCTCGCGCGGGCGCTTGCCTATGGGGCTTCACCTTGTCCGACGACGAACTGATCCGCGAGGCCCGCGAGGCCTTCGACCTGGCGGCCGACGCCGAGGCCGAGAACCGGCGCGAGGCGCTGGACGACCTGCGCTTCGCCAGGCTCGGCCAGCAGTGGCCCGAGAAGGTGCGGCGCGAGCGCGAGCTGGAGGGGCGGCCGGTGCTGACCATCAACCGGCTGCCGGCCTTCATCCGCCAGGTCGTCAACGACGCGCGCCAGAACAAGCCGGCGATCGCGGTGCACCCCGTGGACGACGGCGCCGACCCGGAGACGGCCGAGATCTTCAACGGCCTGATCCGCCACATCGAGCAGAGCTCGGACGCCGAGGTGGCCTACGACACGGCGCTAGACTTCGCGGTGACGAGCGGGGTGGGCTACTTCCGCATCAACACCCGCTACGCCACCGACGACGGCTTCGACCAGGACATCGTCGTCGAGCGGGTGGCCAATCCCTTCGCGGTCTATGGCGACCCGGATTCCACCGCCGCCGACAGCGCCGACTGGAACACCGCCTTCGTGGTGGACTCCCTGCCCAAGGCCGTCTTCGCGGCGCGCTGGAAGGGGGCCGAGGCGGTGGACTGGGAGAGCGACGCCTACGGCCAGCTCTCGGGTCCCTGGCTGGACGGCGAGCGGGTGATGGTCGCCGAATACTGGCGGCGCGAGCGGACCACGCGGACGATCCTCGCGCTATCGGACGGGCAGGTGGTCGAGGAGGCCGCCTACAAGACCCAGAAGGCGATGTTCGACGCCCTGGGCGTGAAGCCGGTGGGCCGGCCGCGGAAGGTCGCCAGCCACAAGGTCGTCCAGCGGATCATGACCGGCGCCGAGGTGCTGGAGACCGTGGACTGGGCGGGCAGGTACATCCCCATCGTGCCGGTCTATGGCGAGGAGCTGATGGTCGACGGCAGGCGCCGGCTGCGCAGCCTGGTGCGCGACGCCAAGGACCCGCAGCGGATGTTCAACTACTGGCGCACCACCTCCACCGAGCTGGTGGCGCTGGCGCCCAAGGCCCCGTTCATCGGCCGCAAGGGCGCCTTCGAGACCGACAGCGCCAAGTGGGCCACGGCCAACGTCCAGAGCCACGCCTACATCGAGTACGACGGGCCCGAGCCGCCCATGCGCCAGCCGTTCGCGGGCGTGCCGGCGGGCGCGCTGCACGAGGCGATGAACGCGGCCGACGACATGAAGTCGATCATGGGCCTCCATGACGCGAGCCTGGGCGCGCGCTCGAACGAGACCAGCGGCCGGGCGATCATGGCCAGGCAGCGGGAAGGGGACGTCTCGACCTTCCACTACATCGACAACCTCTCCCGCGCGATCCGGCACGCCGGGCGCATCATGCTGGACCTGATCCCCAAGGTGTATGCGACGGCCCGGGTGGTGCGCGTGCTGGGGCCGGACGGGGCGGCGCAGGCGGTGGGCGTGGCGCCGAAGGGCCAGGCGGCGGGCCAGGGGGCAGAGCAGCTCAAGAAGATCGGCCGGATCTACGACCTGACGGCCGGCAAGTACGACCTGACGGTGCGCTCGGGGCCCAGCTTCACCAGCCGCCGGGAGGAGGCGGCGACCCAGATGATCGAGCTGATCCGGGCCTATCCGGCCGCGGCCCCGGTGATCGGCGACCTCCTGGCCCGGAACCTGGACTGGCCCGGCGCGGACGAGATCGCGGAGCGGCTCTCGGCGCTGCTGCCGCCGCAGGCCAGGGGCGGCTCGCCCGAGGTCGAGCAGGCCAAGGCGCAGATGGGCCAGCTGGCCCAGGCGCTGGCCGCGGCCAAGGCGCAGATCGAGGCCCTGAAGCAGGACCGCGCGCACGAGGCGCGGAAGCTGGAGATCGAGGCCTTCGAGGCCGAGACTAATCGCCTGAGGGCGATGCGGGGGTGAGGTCGATGCGGTGTCGGTGCGGCTCCGGCGGCTGAATCCAGAACCGGCGGGCGAGCCAGAGGCAGGCGAGCGCCGAGGGGGCGCCCAGGCCCAGGCCGACGATCCACTGTCCGGCGCGATGGAACGTCAGGCAAAAGCCGAGACCCACGACGAGCGCGCCGGCGCCCCAAAGCGAGGCGGCGGCTCTCAAGAGGCGCCGTCGCACGTCGGGAGCCCTGAAGGGGCGCGCCAGGATCGCGACGACGTATGCGGGGACGATCGGGAAGATCAGGAACGGAAGGCCGACCTTGAAGCCAAGGCCAGTCGTGAACGCGGGCCAGGCGAGGGGAAGCGCGAGCCACGGGGCGCAGGCGAAGCTCAGCAGAGCGGCGGTCCGCCAGAAGTCACCCGCCCGGAAGCGCTCGTGATCCTCGTACCGAAGCCGGTCGACTGAGGTAGCGATCAAGGAAAACACGCCAAGAACCAGGGTGATCCAGGGCAACTCCGGATCGCTGTCGAAGAACATCAGGACGTAGGAGCCCCATCCGATGATGGTGAGCCCACCTATGCTCTCCCGCCACTCGCGTAGTCGCACGCTCTCCTCGAAGGGCTCGTTGGCGTTCGACATGTGTTCTGGCTAGCGGATTCTGGCTGCGAAATTCAAGTGGGGGACCAATGACGGAACAGCGCGAACGAAATGCCGTCGGCAAGCAGATCGCCGAAGCAGGCGTCTCGACGGTCGAGAACATCTACAAGTTGCCTTACGTACAGAAGGGGCTGAAGGCGGCCCCCAGGGTTCGGTTTCTCGTGAGCGGGCGTGGATTGATCCCAGCCCCTATCGGTGGGGTTGGAGGCATCGCACTCGGCTTGGCCAACGTCGCGACCGCGGAAAACAAGGGCCGGGCGATCGCCGAGGTCGCAGGGGGGCTGGTCGGCGGCGCGATCGGTTCCGGCCTGGGCGGTGGCATCGCCGCGCCGGTCACCGGCACGGTGGGGGCGGCGGCCGGGAGCTGGGCCGGCGGGCACCTCTATGACGCGGTCGAGGATCTGCTGACGCCGGACGAGATCGAGAACCGGCGCCGGATCGCCGAGACCAAGCGCATCAACGACGCGCGCAACCGGGCGCAGCGGCGCGGTTAGGGCCCCTTCGGCGCGGGGGCGCCGTCGGCGATCCAGTGCGGCAGGGGCGGTTCCTGGGCATCGCCCGCCAGCCTGAGGCCGACCAGGGCGAGCACGACGGCCAGCGCCGCGCACCCGAGGGCGAGGAGATAGGCGTAGGGCGCCAGCGAGGGATGCAGCGACGCCTCCTGGGTGACGAGGGCCACGCCGCCGGCGCCCGCGAGCAGGGCCTGGCCCAGGTAGGCGACGACGCCCACGTCCAGGACCCGACGACGGAGCGCCGAGGGCGTGGGGGCCTCGAAGAGGTTGGCGATCAGCATGAAGACGCCGCACCAGACGAAGATGACGGGGAAGCCGAAGACGGCCCTGTGCCCCTCGGGCGCGACAGCCAGGACCAGCACCGACAGCGGCAGACCCAGTAGGCCGAGGCCAAGCCACGCCATCGCCAGCGGCGCGTCGCCGGGCGGCGAACGCTTCCGGACCCGGGTCGGAATCCACTGCGTCCAGAGCAGGACGCCGACGATCCAGCCGGCATAGGCGATGGGCGCAAGCTCGGCGTCCCTGGTGATGAACCCGAAGAGGTAGAGGCCGGGCGGCAGGCAGAGCGCGCTGGAGATGCTGCGCTCCGAGGCGTCGGCATACCGTTCCCACGCTGCCCGCTTGGCCTCGGCCGCCGGATCCGGCGCGGCGGGCGGCTCGCCGGGCGAAGGCGTCTGTTCGTCCGCGTTCTCCACCCGTTCCACTCTACCGGGAGGCGCAGCCTCCGCAATGGCGAAAGGGCGAAAGCATGAGCGATCAGGAACGACAGCGGCGGAATGAATGGAGCAAAACCACAGCCGAAGGGGCGCTCTCGGGGGCCACGGAACTCGTGGAAGGGGCGGTGAAGCGCATTCCGCGCGAAGCCGCAAAGGCGACCCGCATCGTGGCGAAGACGGCCGCTGCCGGTCCCGAGAAGGTGTACGAAATCATCGATTTCATGGAAGCGCCCGATAAGAAGCGCGCCCTGGCCAAGGCAGGCGGCGCATGGGTGGGCTCGAAGGCCGGAGGCGCACTGGGCGGTCGGATCGGCGCCGGTGTCGGCGGCCTTATGGGAGCCGCCGGCGGGCCCTTTGCGGAAGTCACGATGCCCGCAGGTGTCGTCCTGGGGGGCATAGCGGGTGGAGTGGCCAGCGAGCGCCTGTACGACAATCGGGAAAGGATTGCCGAGGCGATCCGGCGAGGCGCCGGAACCGCCAAGCAGTGGATGGCCATGCGCGGCGCCCAGATGATGGCGCCGTACTGGCCGGTCGACGACTATTACCGCGCCCGCGGGCGCTAACCCCAAGGATCATCATGGAAGACCAAGACCCCATCGCGGCGGGCGAGGAGCCCGTGCGCGCCGACGAGCTCGCCTTCGAGGCCGAGGACGCGACCCCGGCCGAGGGCGAGACGCCTGAGGACGAGGACCTGTTCGAGCTGGAGCTGGACGGCCAGGTCCACGTGCTGCCGGGCGCGCTGAAGGGCGCGTTCCTCAGGCAGGCGGACTACACCCGCAAGACCCAGGAACTGGCCGAGCACCGCCGGGCGCTGGAGGCCGAACGGCAGGCGCTAACGGGTGAACGGAAGTCGTTGTCGGGCGCGGCCGCGGACCGCGCCACCCTGGCGGCGCTGGACCGGCAGATCGAGGCCTTCCAGGGGATGGACTGGCGCGCGCTCGCGCAAGGTGATCCGCGGCGCGCCCAGGCGCTGTGGGAGGACTTCCAGGAGACGCGGGGGCTGCGGGACGAGTTCGCCTATGCGCTGTCGCATCACGAAAGCCGCGAGGAACTGCGGGCGGCCCGCGAGGCGGCCGAACGGATGGCCGAGACCGGCCGGACGCTCGCCCGGGAGATCGATGGCTGGTCGCCGGAGACGGCCGCCAAGCTGGTCGAGTACGCCCAGGCCTTCGGCGTGACCATGGAGGAACTGGCGGAAGCGGCGGACCCCCGGCTGTGGAAGATCCTCCACAAGGCCTGGCGGGCTGACGAGGCCTCGCAGCAGGAGGCCGTCGCCCAGGCCCAGGCGGTGCGCCCGGCGGTGCGGGTGACGGGCGGGGCGGCCGGTGGTGGCGGCGTGCGCGACGAACTCGGGACCAAGGAATGGATGGCCCGGCGCAACGCCCAGGCGGCGAGGGGCCGGTGATGGCGGGCACGTTGCAGGCCCGAGCGCAGCAGCGACTGAGCCGAAACGCGGTGGCGTTGAACCGTACGCGCGCGCCGGAGAAACAGTGGTTCAACATCCCCGCCAAGATCGAGGCGGGAAAGCGGATCGCGGACGAGGAGAAGGATCTCGCCTGGGCCGACGGAGTTCGGCCGCACAACAACGCCCAAGACGCGATGCGGCACGCGCGGTGGTCGAAGCGAATGGCCGAGGAGATCGATCCCGCGTTCGCATGGGCGGCCGGGGTCTATCACGAAGGGGAGAACCTCTGGGACGAGGGCAAGGACCTCTGGCGCGGCTACAAGGCGAAGGTCAGGGACGTTCCCGTCGAGCGGGACGTGCCCGATCCCCGGCAGGTCCTCGCCGAGTCCATCATGGACCTGCGCAACAATCACGAGGGTCTGCAGGCGGCGCGGGAAGGCCGTCCCGTCGCGCCCGATCATCTACAGACAAGGCCCCTCCGGCCGCTCTCGAGGACCGGGCCCAAGCCGGTCGACTATGCGCCGACCTACAAGGCTCCGCCGCAGAGTTGAGTTCCTGTTCCGTTCGCGCTAGCGTGGCTTGTGGGGAAATCTCAGGCATGATCCGGAACTGGCCAGGAGCCATATTGAAGTTCGCGGGCGGGGCCATCCTCGGGGCCGCAGCGTGGCTCTCTGTGGGGTTGGTCTGGCCTCATCGGGAGGTGGCGCAGCGTCCGGTGACGGATCTCAGGATTTCGGGGCAGGACGTCAACGCGCGAGGCGGGGCTTTCGTGGCGATCCGCACTCGCGAGCTGGACCTGCGACAAGCCTGTCGGGGCGGTTGCGACGATCTGGTCGTGGCGCGAGGCGGCGAGCTGCCTGTCGAACTCAGCGGTGCGGACAGCGTCCCCTTGGGACTCCCCAAGTGAACGCCCTCAGGGAGGCTCTTCGCCCGACACCGTTCCTGGTGGGACTGGTGGTCGGCTTCGCCATTCCGCCGTTGCTGACGCTGGCGCCGCGGGGCCAGCCGACCTTCGAGTTCGAACTGATGACTCAAGGTGACGACATGAGCCGTCACGACGTGGCGGCGTTAACCGTCGCCCGGGAATCCGGCGACGTGCTGACGCAGCGCTGCCTCGGGACCTGCGACGACCTCGCGCTGAAGGTGCATGCCCCCGGCGACGATGGGTTCACCGTCAAGGCGATGGATTCGGCCGGCGCCTGTGTCGCCTGCTCGGGCGCCTACACGACAAGCAGCGCGGTGGCGCGGCTGTGGCTGTCGGGAGACGAGAAGCTCGCCTTCAGCCACGATTCCGACACGGGCTACCGGCGATAGGCGCGGGCCTTCGGGTCTCGACTCTGGATCACTCGCGAGATTGAGCGTGCGCGCCGCCCATCGGCGCGGGACGCGATCGGCTGCGCCCGCGGGCGCTAACCCCAAGGATCATCATGGAAGACCAAGACCCCATCGCGGCGGGCGAGGAGCCCGTGCGCGCCGACGAGCTCGCCTTCGAGGCCGAGGACGCGGCCCCGGCCGAGGGCGAGACGCCTGAGGAGGAGGACCTGTTCGAGGTGGAGCTCGACGGCCAGGTCCACGTGCTGCCGGGCGCGCTGGAGGGCGCGTTCCTGCGGCAGGCGGACTACACCCGCAAGACCCAGGAGCTGGCCGAGCACCGCCGGGCTCTGGAGGCCGAGCGGCAGGCGCTGACCCGGCGGGCCGGCGCGGGCGCGGGCGAGGACCGCGCGCGGCTGGCCGCGCTGGACCACTACCTGGCCGAGTTCCAGGAGGTGGACTGGCAGGCCCACGCCGCCGCCGATCCGCAGGGCGCGGAGCGGCTGTGGGCGAAGTTCGAGGCCCTGGCCCGCACCCGCGAGCGCCTGGCCGAGGCGGTGACGCACGGCGAATCCCGCGCCGAGCTGGAGGCCGCGCGCGAGGCGGCCGAACGGATGGCCGAAACCGGCCGGACCCTGGCCCGGGAGATCGACGGCTGGTCGCCCGACACGGCGGCCAAGCTGGTCGAGTACGCCCAGGCCTTCGGCGTGACGATGGAGGAGCTGGCCGAGATGGCCGATCCCCGCCTCTGGAAGCTGCTGCACAAGGCCTGGCGGGCCGATCAGGCCTCGCAGCAGGAGGCCACGGCCCAGGCCCAGGCGGTGCGCCCGGCGGTGAGGGTGAGGGGCGGTGCGGCCGGCGGCGGCGGCGTGCGCGACGAGCTCGGCACCAAGGAATGGATGGCCCGGCGCAACGCCCAGGCGGCGAGGGGGCGGTGATGGCGGGGAAGACGCAACCGCCGGCCCGGGCGGCGATCTGGGACGAGATCGAGCCCTTCTGGCCCAAGAGCACGCCGATGCGGCAGCCCGGCGTGTCGAATCCCCTTGGGCCGCCGAAGGAGGATCCGCTGGCGTTCCGGCCGATGTCGATCAAGGACCATCTCGATCTCGCCAGGGCGCCGAAGAAGCGCCGAGGCGAGACGGATGTGGTGCTCTGGTCCTACGATATCCTGTCGGAGAAATTGAAGGGGGCGACGGGTGTTGGCCTGCCGGGGTTCGTGACAGCGTTCACGCCCGACCACATGTACGTAGAGTACGACGACGGCGCCGACCGCCTCATCGCGCGGGGCGGCCCTTCCGCAGGAGGGTTCGGCTTTGCACGCGGGGCGCTGGACGGCTCCCTCCGGGTCAAGGCCGCTGTCGTGCCGGCGGACCGTAGCATCGACAACCGCAAGGGCATGGTGGTCGCGAGCGGCTATCTACCAGGCGTTACGGCGCAGGGAGCCTCCATACGAGGACAACTGGTCGCCAACGACTTGGCTCGGACGCCTCGGCGCTATGGACCCGGCTCCAACTCGAACACCTATGCCGCCGAGGTTACGGACCCACTCTTTCCAGGTCGACCCCGGCATCCTGACGCCTGGGGCGCCAGCACGCGTCTGAGGGACGCTCCGCTCACCCGTCGCTAGGGCGACCTCGCCGGCTGCGGGCCCACAATGCGATGGCGCCGCCGAGCGAGGCGAGGAGAAAGGCGAGCGCGATCGCCACCATCGGAGCCAGGGCCATGGCGGCGGCGTCGATGGTCGTGAAGGCCCAGACGAAGAGGATCAGGATCAAGACCGGCGGGACGCTGGGAATCCACACCATCGCGAAATGGCCGGGCCTTGGGTGAGCGGCCGCCGCCGTCGCGACGATCCACCAGATCGACGCGATGACGTACAAGCCTCCTGCCACCGGCCCACTCCATGGCGCCTGGGGGACAAGAGCCACCACCGATGCGCAATAGAGCAGCCACGGCCACAGGTAGCGCCCGATAGGTCGCAGGAGGATGGAGGTTGCGCCGCTGGCCCTCATCTCTTCACCCAGTGTGCTCGCGCAAACGCCGTCTTGTAGGCCTTCCAGGCGAACGGCGCTGTCGCCAAGAACGGGATGGTGAGGGCCATGGCGTCAAGCCATGTGTCGTCTGGCCGGGAAGGGGTCAGCACCAAAGGCAGGACCAGCCATATCACCATCGCGAAGTAGGCCGACCACGGCGCCATGAGCAGCGAAATGACGACGATGCGCCACCATCGGGCCTTCTCGTTCGCAGGAGGGCCCGCGCGGCCCAACTGAAACAGCCACACGGCCGAGCCGCCAATCCAAAGCAGCAGGAGGACATAGAAAAAGCCGCCTTCCTGCGTGACGAGCGATATCATGGTGGCGACAAACGAGCTCAGCGTCACCGCGGCGGCGAGCTTATACCGGCCCATAGCTGTTCGAGTTCCCATTTTGTTCGATACGCTAACCGGCCAGCGGTAGCGTCGCAACTCCATTCCCAACCGCAACGGCTTCCCTTCCCGAGGCGCCTGACGGGCCGGGCCCGAGCACGCGCCTGAAGCGCCTCGGACGCCTGCGCGCGGCTCCACATCAACAACATCATCGAAGGACACCGGATGACCAATTCCATCCTGACCGCCACCGCGGTGACGCGGGAGGCGCGCTGATGGCCGGCAAGACGCAGCCGCCCGTCCGAGCGGCGATCTGGGACGAGCTCGAGCGGTTCGGGCCCAAGAGCACGCCGATGCGGCAGCCCGGCGTGTTGAATCCCCTCGGGCCGCCGAGGGAGGATCCGCTGGCGTTTCGGCCGATGTCGATCAAGGACCACCTCGACCTCGCAAGGGCTCCGAAGAAGCCCGGGACCCAGGTGACCGTATGGGCCTATCCGGCGGTCTTTAGGGGCAGTCCCAAGGATCACATGTACGTCGAGTACGATGATGGAAGGGAACAGTATATCTATCGAGGCGGGCCTTCCTGGCACGGCGTCCACGCTCAGGTGACGCCCGCGCGGGAGAGTCCTGATTACCGGAAGGGCGAGCGCGTTCTCTACAGGACCGACCTGCCCGGCGTGACGGCGAAGGACGCTATCAAGCCCGTTCAGGCGGAAGCGGGCCGGGTCGAGCGGTCGAGAGCGCCCTACGGTGTTCTGACCTCCAACTCCAACGGTGTGGTCGCCGATGGCACCCAGGCCCAATTCGGCTTCAGGGTTGGGGACCGAGACACGCCGGGCTGGCGTTCCAGGATTCCCGACATCCCCAACCTCGACCGTTGGGGGCCTGTCCCGCGACGTGAATTCTGATCTCAGGCGACTGATCGACCCGAAGACACCAAGACGCGCCGACAGGCGAAGGCGACGAAAGGCGTGGCGACGAGGCCTGGCAGGGCGAGAGGCAGGGCCATCCACGCGATGTCGCCCTGCACCACGATCTGGCCGAACATGACAAGGCCATAGGGCACGGTCGGCGCGGCCAGGAGAGCGATCGCCAGCAATCGCCGCCACCGTTCCGAGCGTTGGACCGGGAGCAATGCAAGCCTCACCAGCCACGCGCATTGGCCGAGGGCAAACAGCGCCACGCCGTACCAGAGCATGGGGTTCGAGAACCAATCATCCCCGAGAGCCAAGGCGCCCGCGACGACGAGGATGGCGACAAGGATTACCAAGGCTGGAGCGGCGTTTGGATCGCTCTCCAGGAACCGGAGCGCCGGCCAGGGCGAATACTCGTCGCGGGCCGTGGTGAGGAGCCGGATGACCAGTCCCGCGAGCGCCACGAACATCACGACGACCGCCGCGAGGGCGGTCCCACCCGCCGGCGCCAGGGACAGAAGTCCACTCGCCACGGCCGCGATCGCGATTGTCGCCAGCAACATTCGGTAGCGGTTCACGGCAGCCCTTGTTGGTGCTTTGTTCCGACGCTAGTTCCGAACCGATTTCACCGCAACGGCTTCGCTTCCCGAGGCGCCTGACGGGCCAACCTTGGGAGCACCGAGGCCGGCGCGGCCCTTCGCCGCCGCCCTGACGGGCCGGGCCCGAGCACGCGCCTGAAGCGCCTCGGACGCCTTCGCGCGGCTCCACATCAACACATCATCGAAGGACACCGGATGACCAATTCCATCCTGACCGCCACCGCGGTGACGCGGGAGGCGCTTCGCGTGCTGCACCAGAAGCTCAACTTCGTGGGCACGATCACGCGCGAGTACGACGACAGCTTCGCCCGCCAGGGCGCCAAGGTGGGCGACACCCTCAAGGTGCGCCTGCCCAACCAGTACACGGTCCGGACCGGCGCGGCCCTGGCCGCCCAGGACACGGTCGAGAGCTCGGTCGAGCTGAAGGTCCAGACCCAGAAGGGCGTGGACCTGAACTTCACCAGCGTCGACCTGACGATGAACCTCGACGACTTCTCGGAGCGGATCATCGAGCCGGCCATGAGCGTGCTGGCGGCCAACATCGAGGCCGACGCCATGAGCATGTACCGGGACGTCTACAACCAGGTGAGCAACCCGGGGCAGGCGGCGAGCTTCGCCAGCGTGCTGCAGGCCCGCAAGATCCTGGTCGACAACCTGGCGCCGCTGAACGGCCGGACGTGCAACCTGAACACCCAGGACAACGTCGACCTGGTGGACGCGCTGAAGGGCCTGTTCAACGACAAGGCCACGATCAGCAAGCAGAACCGCGAGGGCTTCATGGGCCGGACCGCCGGGTTCGACTTCATGGAGAACACCCTGTGGCCGGCCCACACCCAGGGCCTGCGCGGCGGCACGCCGCTGACCAACGGGACCACGGCCGACGGCGCGACCTCGATCGCGGTGGACGGGGCGACGGCCTCGGTGACCGGCTGGATCAAGGCCGGCGACGTGTTCACCATCGCCGGCGTATTCCGGGTGCACCCCGAGACCAAGCAGTCGACGGGGGTGCTGCAGCAGTTCGTGGCCACGGCCGACGCCAACTCCACGGCGGGCGGCGCGGTGACGATCCAGATCAGCCCGACGATCGTGACCTCGGGCGCGCGGCAGAACGTGAGCAACGCGCCGGCCGACAACGCGGCGCTGGGCTTCCCGTCGGGCGCCGGCGACCCCCACGGCGTCTCGATGGCCTACCAGAAGGGGGCCTTCGCCTTCGCCACCGCCGACATGATCATGCCGCGCGGCGTGGACTTCGCCAGCCGCGAGGTCTTCGACGGGGTCTCGATGCGGATCGTGCGCCAGTACGACATCAACTCGGACAAGTTCCCGTGCCGCCTGGACGTGCTCTACGGCTTCAAGACCATCCGGCCGCAGCTCGCCTGCCGGCTGGCGAACAACTAGCGGACCTCGCTCTGCTGGAAGCAGGCGGCGACCTGGGGGCCGCCTGCTTCTTCAGAGACGGAACCCGATGCAATCACATGGAGAAATCATGCGACGGGAGCAATCCGTAGACCCGGCGAGTCTGAATGGCGCCGAGTTGCGCGCCTGGTATGAACGATCGCCAGAAGACATACGACTAAGCAAGGCTGAAGAAGAGCGGGGCCGGTGGGACCGCTTTGCCGCCGAGACGCGGGCGCTGCCAAGACAGTCCGAGGCTGTTCAACCCGCTGTTGCGACCGAAGACGATTCACCTTGGGTCCATAATGGACGTGGTGAGCTGCGGCGCCTTTCGCCTACCCGGCAAGGTGAGTTCCTAGAAGACGAGGAGTGGCGCCCCGATCTTCCTGGGCTCAATACTCGGCCCCGCATCATCGCTATTGGAAACCCCGCCAACCCCGGTCTGAGGCGGCAATGGGAAGAGCGCGAGGGCCGCCCGTGGCCGCGGACGGAAGATGGAAAGCCATATGACGTTGGTCACGTCCGGGCAAAGGCGGATGGTGGATCCGATACGCTCGACAACATCGAACCGCTTCATCCGGAAGAACACCGGCGACGGCACCGCGAGGACGGGGACTCCTCTCGGTGGTCCAAGCGACCTGGGATTGCCCGCGCCTTCGGCGGGAGGGTCGTCCGAGGCCTTGGGATGTTGCCATCAATAACTGGTATTCTCAGCGGGAGAATCCGAACTGACACCTTTGACAACTTCGTGAGCGATATGATGGGCTGGCCTAGCGAAGCCGACCGCCAACGGGCTCTCGAGCGAGAACAACAGATCATCAACCCCGCCTGGAAACCTGGCGATCCGATAGTGGTCTAATTGGCGCTCAGGAGAGCACCCTGTTTCGACCGGTAAACGCCTCCGCGTTTGTCCAGCCATCCACGTTGGAGGGCAGGGAACTGGTTGACCTCGCGGTGCTGGAACAAGAGGCGAGAGATTACCTCCTCTCCCACGCGTGGTGTCCTGGCATCAAGGAACTCGTGCCGGCCTACGCCCTGCCGCCCTACCTGGCCTTGTTCCTGGCCCGGCTCGTACGTCCGATCAGATCGCGCGGCGGCGTCGACACCGAACTCTGGGTCGTGGTTGGGGACCTACCCCCAGCGTATTTCATCACCGATGATGCCGAGACGGCGCCGGAGGCGTTGGATACCTATTGCGGGCTGATGGAGGAATGGTCCGATCAGGTCATTGCCGGCGGAGATCTCACGCACTGCTATCCGGTCAATGCAGAGCCGACGCTCGAACATGCCCAGATGCTCAAGAGCCGCGTCGAGTTCATTCGTGACAAGCTGATCATTCAAAGCGGGCCTCAGCCCGCGGCCCTCAACGATCCGTGATCGAGCAGGTGGTGCGATTGACGGGTGAGGCTCCAATCAACTCGGACAAGTTCCCGTGCCGCCTGGACGTGCTCTACGGCTTCAAGACCATCCGGCCGCAACTCGCCTGCCGACTGGCGAACAACTAGCGGGGAGGGGGCGGCCCATGAGGGCCGTCCCCAACCGCCTTGATCACCGGCCCAATATGTTCCACATTCGTTCCAGATGAGGCGACGGGTTCGCATTGCGGGCATCCTAGCGGCCGCTCTTCCGCTCATGGCGGCGGCTCCGCTGGGCTTGCCCGCAGGCTGGCGGGAGCCGACCGAGGCGGAAGTGCGGCAGGCGACGGAAGCGGCGGCGGCCTACTATAGCTTCGTCGAGGGACATCAGGACGCGAAGTACGCCGTCGTGGCGGACTTCGACGGCGACGGACGAGCGGATCGGGCGGCCGTTCTCCTAAACGACCGTAAGGCCCAGTTCGCGCTGTTCGTCAGGCTCGCAAAGGACGGTCGCTATCGGAAGCTCTCGGGAGGCGTCGATGTCGTCGCCTTGTGGGACTGGGACGTGGACCTGGTCGAACCGGGCGCCTATCCGTCGGCCTGCGGGCGCGGACTGGGCGATGATCGGGCCCCGTGCATGCCGACGATCCGGAACCGGTGGCCCGGCATCGCCTGGGGGCAGAACGAGACTTCACTGGCCATGTTCTTCTGGGACGGCCGGCGCTTCCTGGAAGAGTTTCTTCTCGACTGAGAATGGGCCGGTTGGCCCGCGCCTGAGCCTGTCTCGGCGCATGACCCACGCCGCCCCTTGAGGGCGGCGTCAGCGTTTTCCGACAACCCAATCCAAGGAGATCCGGCGATGGCCGACACCATCACCTTCAAGGCGCCGCGCGTGCTCGACACCGGCGAAAGCGTGGAGGGACCGGTCGAGGTCTCGAACGCGCGCCCGCTGCCCGTCCGCCCCCGCGCGGTCGCGCTCGTCCCCAAGGGCTACCAGCAGATCGCCGCCCTGGCGGCGGCGACCGGGCTGACCGTGCCCGAGGGGGCGACCATCGCGCTGATCGTCCCCGAGGCGCAGGCGGTGCGGTGGCGCGACGACGGGGCGGCGCCGACCGCCTCGGCGGGCCAGCCGCTCGCGGCGGGCGCCGAGCTCTATTACGACGTGAACCTGGGCGCGATCGCCTTCATCGAGCAGACCGCGGGCGCGAAGCTGAACGTCACCTACTACGCGGTGGCGGCCTGACCGATGCCGCGCACGTTCAAACAGGGCCGCGGACTGACGGCGGCGCCGACCCGCCTCGCCGACGCGCCCGTCGCCGGCCTGCACCCCGTCACCAAGGCCTGGGTGGCGGCGATGGGGACCTCGCCCGCGCCCGAGCGGCTGGCCGCCTACGACTGGTTCGTGCGGATGAACGCCGACCTGATCGCCCGCTGCGACCTGTTCTATGTGACCGGCCACCGGACGGCGGAGGAGGCGCGGGTGAACCTGGCCGATCCCGGCCGCTTCGGTTTGACCAAGGCCGGGACGGGCGAGATCGCGCCGCAGGGCGGGCTCCGCTCGAATCCCGCGACGGGCGGCTTCTGGCGGACCGGCTTCATCCCGGAGCGCGACGCGACCAAGGCCACGCTGAACGACTGCGGCGTTTACGCCTTCATCTGCTCGAACGAGTACACGCCGCTGACCGGCACGGCGCCCGAGGCGGCGTCGGAGTGGACCATGGTCAAGGGGATAGAGACCGACCAGCTCACCGGCCTGCCGACGACGGTGGCAGGCCGAATCAGCCGCGCGTCCACGTTCCGCAGCCCGAGTGCGGCGACGAGCGGGATCACGACGGCGGTCGGTTTCACCGGCGTCACCCGCACCGGGCCGGTGAACACCTTCCTGCACCGCAACGGCGTCCAGTGCGGCGCCGCCGGCGGGCCGTCGGTGAGGCTGGGCGATCTGGAGCTACTGGTCGGCCACTACCAGATGACCGCCGGCACGGCGGAGACCGCCATCGGCTCGCCCCGGCGGATCGGGGCCTTCATCTATGGCGACGCCTTTACGGGCGCGGAGCAGAAGCGGCTGGCCGATGGGCTAGGCGCACTGCTGCAGACGTTAGGCGCGTACGATCCCGCCGAGGCGGCGAATCCGCCGTACCAGCCCATTCCGCCCGACCCTTACGGACCGGGGCCGGAGTACGCCTTTACCGAGGCCTTCGCCGGCGCACCGCTGGACGAGCCCCTGTTGGGCGCGATGACCTTCGAGGACACCTTCGCCGACACGTCGGGGATCACCCTCGACGGCGGCGCGGGGCCGTGGCGCTCGCCCGTGCGCGCCAAGGTGGGGGCCGCCGAGTACGGCATTCCCGGCGAGGCCTCTGACCCGTTCAGCGCCGCCGACGGCGCGCTGGACATGAAGATCCACCAGGTGGGCGGCGTCTGGCGCGCGGCGCACATGCAGACCCTGGGCGGCGACGGCCAGGGCTTTTCCCAGGCCTATGGCTACTTCGAAGCGCGGATGAAGGTCCCCGTCGGCCAGATGGGCTGCTGGGCCGCGTTCTGGCTCTACACCGACGTCCTCTACAAGGACGCGACCAAGACGCGCGCCGAGATCGACGTGCTGGAGTACTACCCGGGGAACAACCGAAAGGGCCATCACAAGGCGGTCCACCTGCGGCCGGCGCCGGACTATCAGGTGGGGCAGGTCTCGCAGCCCTGGAAGGCGGCCAGCTATCAGAGCCTGGACGCCATGGCCGACGGCGGCTGGCACACCCACGGCGTGCTGATCACGCCCGACTGGATGATCTTCTACCTGGACCGCGTGGAGCTCTCGCGCTTCCCGATGCGGGACGAATACCGCCAGCCGATGTTCCTGCTGCTGAGCGACCAGCTCCTGCCGCAGGAGGCCGCCCAGGCCGTGAGTCCGGTGCACGCGTACGTGGACTACGTGCGGGTGTGGGCGCTGGCGGGGTCGTAAGGCCGCGGTCCGCTCCGACATGAACCTGGCGGCCGCCTTCGGGGCGGCCTTTTTCTTGGACATCACACATGGCGATCACGACCTACGCCGAGCTGCAGGCGGCGGCGGCGAACTGGCTCGTGCGCGCGGACCTGACCGCGCGCATCCCGGAATTCATCACCCTGGCCGAGGCGCGGTTGAACCGCGTGCTGCGGACCAGGCTTGCCGAGGCGGAGGTCGCGCTGACCGCGACCGTCGGCGCCCGCACGATCCCGCTGCCGGCGGGGTTCGTCGAGGCGCTGGAGCTGTGGCTCCTCCGGCCGGACGGGCGCGAGGCCTTGCCGTTCATGGAAGCCGGCCTGATCGGGGTCTCGTCCCTGCGCGGCGAGCCAGACGCGTGGACCGTGGACGGGGCGAACCTCGCCTTCGACCGGCCCTGCGACCAGGCCTACGGCTTCACACTGCGGATGCTGCGGAGGTTCTCGCTGTCGGACGCCCAGCCGACCAACGCCCTGCTGGCCGACTTTCCGGACGTCTACCTGTTCGCCACGCTCTGCGAGGCCGCGCCGTTCCTCCGGGACCAGGAGCTTTCCGGCGCCTACGAGGCCCGGCTGTCGCGGGCGATCGAGGAAGCCAACGCCAAGGAGGCCCGCAGCCGCGCCCCCCGGACGCTGGCCACGGAGCCCGGCGTGCTGATGCGGGAGCGGTGCTGATGCTGCTGCCCATCGGGCCGGGAATCCCGGAAGCCGTCCGCGCCGTCCTGAAGAGCTTCCATGACGCCATCTCGGCCCTGGAAGCGCCGGGCGCGCCGACCCCGGTGTTCGCCGTGGCCCAGGCGGGCCTGCCGCCCGCGGCCGCCCATCCCCGGAGCCTCGTGCTCGTCACCGACCTCAACATCCTCGCCCATTCGGACGGGGTCCACTGGATCCGCCAAGACACGGGAGCCGTGATCGTCTGATGCCTTCTTCCTGGTCACCCTCTCTCCGGTTCGAACTGCAGTTCACCGGCGAGAACATCAATCTGTGGGGCGAGAAGCTGAACGCGACCCTCGCCCACGCCGACTACGCCGTCGCCGGCTGGCTGACCAAGCCGCTGACCGGCAATGCGTCGCTCACCACGGCCAACGCCGGCGACGACGAGGCGCGCGCGGCGATGATCAAGTTCACCGGCGGGGCGGGACCGTTCACGGTCACCATCCCGGCGGTGAGCAAGAGCTACCTCGTCTGGAACGCGTGCTCGGGTCCCGTGACCCTGACCACGGGCGCCGGCGCCACCGTGACGGCGGACCCGGGCGACGTCGTCTGGATCGCCACCGACGGGGGCGACGTCAAGACGCCGGGCTACGGCGGCTCGGCCCTGAAGGGGTGGGTCGAGAACCTGGCCTGGACCTACAACGCCGGGAACCTCCCCGCCCAGGCCGGGAACGCCGGGAAGTTCGTCAGGACCGACGGGACCACGGCGGCGTGGTCGACCATCAAAACCACGGACATGAGCGACTACGAGGAGAACATCCTCGGGATGCAGGTCGCCCTGGCCGTCGCACTCTAGGAGACGGAAAATGGCAGTCACACCCAACAGCATCATCACCCCGCAGACGCCGAAGAGCGGCTTCGCGGCGCTCTCCACGGCGAACACCACGTTCTCGACCTCGCCGACGAATACCGTCCTGCTGGTCACGGCCGGCGCGAACGGCGGGCGCCTGACGCGGCTGGAGTTCATCCCGCTGGAGACCGTCACCGCCAACGCGCTCCAGTGGTACCGGTCGATCGACGGCGGGACCACGAAATACCTGGCCGGCACGGCGACGGGCGGCTCCGACACGGTGAGCGGCACGGACGGCGCCACGACGGTGAGCGGGGGCTACTCCGACGCGAACCCCCTGATCCTACAGGCGGGCGAACGCATCTACGTCGCGACCGGCATCAGCAAGGGCTACCACGTCGTGGCCGAGTGGGCGGACTACTGATGCGGGGAATGGTCGATGGAATTTCCCAGGGAATGAAGGCTGGGCGTGACGCCACACCGAACTGGCTCGGAACCTACGACGTCACGTCCGCAGGATCGGGATCGATCATTGCACCTGAAACCTGCACGGCGGCCATCTATGCCTGGGGCGCGGGCGGAAGTGGTGCCAGCAACAGCGGAGGTGGAATGGCCAGCGGCGGCGGCGGTGGGGCGGCCTGCTTCGGCCAAATCCGCCTGCGCAAAGGCGAGGTTCTTCGGTACGTCGTGGGTGCTGGGGGCGGGGGCCGGGGTAGCGGTGGGGACGGCCACGCAGGCGAGGATACGATCATCTATCGGGGAGACGTGGCCCTCATGGTCGCTGGAGGCGGTCAGGGCGGCAAGTTTTCGGCCGGACCAAACATGCCCGGCGGCGACGGTGGCTCGGCCCGCGGTGGTTGGCTCAATCGCCGCGGTGGATCGGGCGGCGGCGTGACTCCCGGGCCCGCCGCTGAAGCGGGTGCCGCGGGCGAAAGAGGAGCAACCGGAGGCAACGGCTTCACATTTGACACCGTCGCAGGCGGCGGTGGCGGCGGCGCGGGCGGCTTTTCGGATACGATGTACAATGGCCTCCCGTCGCCGGGCGCAGGCTCCGCGGGAATCAATAGCGGGACGTCGCCCGGTTCGACGCCGGGCGGCGGATCCGGCGGTGGGGCAGGGTCGGGGGCGGGCGGCAGTGGGCGAATCTTCGTCGTACTGATGCGCGGGCGATAGGCGCGGTGGTTGTGGCGCGATTGTGGGGGCTATATCGCCTCATTATAGGTTGGTGGAATGATCGAAGATCCTAACCGACGCCCGTTGCGTCCCGACGAACTGCGCCCGCTGTTGCTTCACGTGGCCCTTGATCGGCGCTCAGCCGAGCCAGGGCCTATCGAAGAGTTGTTCTTCACCAACGCTGGCCGTGCCGCGGTGAAATGGATTCACTACCTGCCATTCTACGATCAGGTGTTCGCGCCATTTCGGGGGAAGCCCGTGCGGATGCTGGAGATCGGCGTCTTTCAGGGCGGATCGCTTGAGCTTTGGCGACGCTACTTTGGTCCCGAAGCGGTGCTTTTCGGCATCGACATCGATCCGGCCTGCACGGCGCGTGTCGATCCGCCGAATGAGGTCCGCATTGGCTCGCAGGATGACGCCAACTTCTTGGCGGGAGTAGTGGAAGAAATGGGCGGCGTGGATATCGTCCTAGACGATGGATCTCACGTCGCTCGCCACCAACGTGCCGCTTTTCAGGCGCTGTGGCCGCAGCTCAACGACGGCGGGATGTACGTCATCGAAGATCTGCATACATCCTATATGCCCAGGTGGGACGGGGGTTATCGACGCCCGGGGACTGGGATCGAACTCGTGAAGGAACTAATCGACGACATGCACGCCTGGTTCCACGAGGAGGGCGAGACCGCCGCGCCGCGCGAGGAGTTGGGCCAGATTTCGATCGCAGATTCGATCGCCGCGATCCGAAAGGTACGTCGGCGACCTCCAGCCTATACCGTCGCGGGCGTTATGGAAGGCTAATGTCCCCTACGGCTCGCCCTATCGGCGAAGCTAAGGGGTCACCGCCTCCACCACCTTCCGAACCGGCGCATCCCAGTCGCCCGGCGTCGTCTGCCAGTGGAGGTGGACGGAATCGTACCAGGGGGAACGGGCTTCCCCAGGGCGCCAGCGCCAATCGACGCCGAAGATTGAGAGCAGGAGATGGCACGGGATGCCGGCCGCGCCGGCGAGATGGACCCAGGAGGTGTCGACGGTGACGACGGCCTCCAGGCCGGCCAGCATGTGGAGGCTGTCGAGCATGTCGCCGGCCGGGGCGAGCTCGATGGCGCCCGGGATCAGCGAGAGCAGGCGGGCGTCCGGCATCGAGCGGTGCGCATCGTTGGTGTTTCGGGGATTGCCCCGCCAGGCGACCCCCACGCCCTTCCGGGGGCGCTCCGGCTTCGCCAGGTAGGGCGCGCCCGTCAGCTTCTCCAGGGTCACACCCAGGTGGAGCGGCAGGGACAGCATCGGCGTCCAGAAGTCGTGGTCAGGGAACTCCACCCGGCCGAACCGTCCCATCGCGGCGTCCGCGCCCACGGCCTCGAAGAGGCGGATGTTCTCGGTCTGGCAGGCCACGGTGATCCGGGAGGCGCCCAACTCGCGCAGCGTGGGGATGAACCGCGCCATCTGAATCTCATCGCCGAGACCCTGTTCACCCCAGATCAGGATCGAGCGACCTTGGAGGGGCTCGCCCGACCAGCGGGGGAAGGCGACGCCGCCCAGCGGGATGTCGTCGATGGTGCTGCGGCTCTCGTACCACGGCCAACCCTCCGCGTAGCGGCCCTGGCGCAGGAGGATCAGGCCCAGGCGATAGGCGGCGACCCTGTCGTCCGGAGCGATTTCGAGCGCCCGGCGCGCCGCAGCCTCAGCCTCCTCCAGCCGGTGCATCCGCATGAGGGGAACCGAAAGGCCGCTCAGCGCCGAGGCGTAGTCGGGCTTCACCGCCAGGCACACGCGGTAGGCCCACTCGGACTCCGGGAAGCGGAACTGATCGCTGAGGATGCCGCCGAGATTGTGCGCGGCGGCGCGGTGCGGCGCATGGCCCAGCGTCTCGCGGTAGGCGGCCTCGGCCTCGGCGAGTCGGCCGGCGCGGTGGGCGGCGAGGCCGCGCTGGAACGCCGCCTCGATATCGTGGCGTTCGGTCACCGGAGCTCGGCCACCACGCGATCGATGACGGAGCCCCAGTCCCCAGGACGCTGCTGACGGATCAAGCGGGCAGTGGGGTACCAGGGGCTGTCCTCGCGGACCGTCATCCATCGCCAGTCAGCGGGTTCGGTGAGGAGGATGAAGGTAGGCTTGCCTAGCGCGCCGGCCAGGTGGGCGACGGCCGTGTCGACGGTGACGACCACATCCAGCCCGTTGATGATCGCGGCGGTGTCCGCGAAGTCGCCGGCGCCGGTGTCCTCGGGATGCAGGCTGATTGCGCCGAGGTCCAGGATGCGGTGGGCGAGGGCGTCGGGGATGCTTTTCTGGGCCGCATTCAACCCCGTGGGGCTGCTTCGCCAGGCGAACCCTACGCCTCGGTAGCCCGCCCAGCGTCCAACGCGATCGGGCGGCGCCGAGAGATATGGGGCGTTCGGCAGGTTCTCGAGCGTGATCCCAAGGTGCAGCGGGAGCGAGAAGTACCGCGTCCAGAGATCGTGGCGATCCACCGCGACCTGGGCGTTGATCGGGATGGCGAGCGCCTCGTCGACCCCCGGCGCGGTGGCGAGCACGGCGGCGTTCTGCGGCCGGCAGGCGAGGGTGACCTTGCCCGCGCCGCGTTCCTTCAGAACCTGAACGAACCTGACCAGCATGATCTGGTCGCCGAAGCCCTGCTCCACCCACACGAGGACCGAGCGACCCTGCAGGGGCTCGCCCCGCCATTCCGGATAGGAGCGGGGACCTGGCGGAATAAGGCCCGGCGATAGCCGGTCGCGGCCCTCAAGCAAGGGCCAGCCCTCGGCATAGCGCCCGGCCGCGAGCAGCGCCTGTCCTCGCACGTAGCGCGCGCCCAGCGCCGACAGATCGTCCTGAACCGACTCCACGTCGGTCCCCTACCACAGAGAAATCGACATGCGCATTCCCCTCGAACTGCCGCCGGGCCTGCTCGGCGACGACACCTCCCATGCCGGCGCCGGACGCTGGGCCGACGGCTCGAACGTGCGCTTCCGGCTGGGTCTTCCGCAGGTCATCGGCGGATGGGAACGGCTGATCGGCGATGCGCTCACGGGCGTTTGCCGGACGATCTTCCCCTGGAAGGACAACAGCGCGCTACTGAACATCGCCTTCGGCACGCACAGGAAGCTGCAGGTGTGGAAAGGGGACGAGCTCTCCGACATCACGCCCTACGGCCCGGTGTCGGCGCTCGGCCCGAATCCACTGACCAGCACGAACACCGCGGGCACGGTGACGGTGGCCCACACGGGCCACGGCCTGGCCACCGGCGACGACGTGATCGTGTCGGGCGCCGTGACGTTCAACGGCCTTGAGGCGGCGAACCTCAACGGCGTGCGCGAAATCACCGTGGTCGACGCCAACAGCTACACGTTCGCGGCAGGCGCCGCCGACACGGCCACCTCGACGGGCGCCGGCGGCGGTTCGGCCGTGCGGATCACGCCTCAGGTCGAGCTGCCGACCGGCGCCGAGCACGGGACAAGCAGCATCGGCTTCGGCACCGGGGCCTATGGCGGCGGTCCATACGGCACGACCGAGGCGACCGCGGAATACTACCCCCGGACCTGGAGCTTCGACGCCTGGGGCCAATATCTCATCGCCAATCCGCGAGGGGGCGGGCTCTACGAATGGCGCAACGATCCGGCCAGCCGGGCGCTCGCCCTCGCCAATGCGCCGCCGGAAGTCACCTACGCGCTGGTCGCTCCCATGAACGGCGGCTTCATGCTGTTCGCGCTGGGCTGCAACGAGGAGGCCTCGGGGACCTTCAACCCCATGTGCATTCGGCACAGCTCGATCCGCAACAATACGGAGTGGAGCACGGCGGCCTCGGGTTCGACGTCGCGTGAGTACGTTCTGACCGGCGGCGGCCGGATCGTCGCCGGGGCGATGGCCGGTCCCTACATGCTGGTCTGGACCGACAAGGACCTGTTCCTGGGATCCTACGTCGGGGCGCTGAACCAGCCCTGGCGGTTCGAGCGGATTGGACGCAACTGCGGGCTCATCGGGCCGAACGCGAAGGTCGTCGTCGCCCAGACGGCCTTCTGGATCAGTCCCGATCGCCAGTTTTACAGCTACAGCATCGGAGGCGCGCCGACGCCCGTCGGCTGCCCGATCCGGACGGAGTTCGCGGACAACCTGGCGGCCAGCCAGGGCGACAAGATCGTCGCATCGTCCAACGCCGAGTTCTCGGAGGTCCGTTTCGACTATCCCGACGGGCGCGACGGATTCGAGAACAGCCGGTACGTCGCCGTCGCCCTGGGCGGCGATGACGCCGGCGCTTGGCACAAGGGCGAAATGACCCGGACGGCGTTTGTGGACGCTGGGCCCAGCCTCTATCCACTGGGCGTCGGCCCGGACGGCGCGATCTATCACCATGAGCGCGGCCATACGGCGGACGGACAGCCGTTCTCCTGGTTCATCGAGACCACCGACAGCCTGCTGGATCCCGAGAACACTTTCCTCGTCCGGGAGCTCTGGCCGGACTTCAAGGACCAGATTGGCCCCGTGAGCGTCGGCCTCTCGGCCCGGTTCACGCCTCAGGGCCCTGCCCAGACAGCGACTGCTCCGCCCATGGCCCCCGGACAGGCGAAGGCGGACTTCCTGGCGAGCGGGCGTCTGTTCCGGGTGCGCATCGCAGGGGAAAGCGCGCCGACGCGCTGCCGCATCGGCAAGCCGATCTTCGACGTCATTCCGGCCGGACGGCGATGAGTCCGGACTGGGCGCGGTGCGCGCCCTTCATCGACGCCGCCCTGGCGCACGCCGGGCGGACCCATGCGCTCAGGCACGTCGTGGGGATGATTGAGGCCGGCGATGCGCAGCTCTGGCCGGGCGAACGCGCGGCAATGGTCACTCTCGTGGAGGACGAGCCGCTGGAGCGCCGGCTGTTGATCTGGCTCGCGGGCGGGGACCTCGAGGAACTCGTGCGGCGGCTTCGGCCAGCCGCCGAAGCCTGGGCGCGGGGGATCGGGTGCCGGCGGGTGCTGATCGTCGGACGGCCGGGATGGGAGCGGGCGCTGGCCCGTGAAGGCTACGCGCCGCTGGCGCGTGTGATCGCAAAGGAACTCTAGATGAGCCTGAAAATCGGCGGGTCGGCGTCAAAGACGAAGACGACCTCGAACACCACGACCAACTCGACACGGACTCCAATCGTCCCCGAGTGGGCGTCTAACCTCACGCAAGGGGTCGCCGGACGGGTCGGCGGCCTCCTGGACATCGATGCCCAGAGCACGGTCGCGCCCCTCCAGGGATTGCAGAATCAGGCGGCCGCGGGGGCCCAGAACCTCAGCGGACAGACCTGGAACTACGAGGGCGGCATCGACCTGACCCGGGGCGTGGCGAACACCGGCTGGCTCGACCGCTACATGCGGGCGCCGGGGCCAAGCGTGCAGAGCGAAAGCCTGCTCTCCAACCTCAACGCGTACATGAGCCCCTACACAAAGGATGTCGTGGACACGGCGCTCGCCGACTACGACTTCGGCGCCGGGCAGACGCGGGCCCAGCAGGACCTGGAGCTGGCCGGTTCGGGCGCCTTTGGCGGCTCGGGCTCGGCGCTCACGCGGTCGATGACGGAGGATGCGATCCTGCGCGGCCGGGCGACGACCAGCGCCAACCTGCGGGACCAGGCGTTCCAGCGGGGAACGGCGCTGTCGAACCAGGATGCCGACCGGCGCCAGCAGGCGAACTCCCTCAACGCCCAGCTTCAGCTGCAGGACTGGAACCAGCGGGTCGGCCAGTACATGGCCGGCCAGGACCAGCGGCTGCGGGCCGGCGCGCAACTGGCGGGACTGGCGGGGGACTTCGAGGCCAACCAGCGGGCCAATATCGCGACCCAGGCTCAGGTGGGTGATGCGCTGCGCAACGTCGACCAGCAGCAGCGGCAGGCGCCGTTCACGACCACGCAGCAGATCGTGGCGGCGCTGAATGGTCTGCCGATCGGGCTCTTCACGGGCGAGCAGACCGACAGCACTCAGAAGACCAAAGGCAAGAGCACCACGATCGGTGTGGAGTTCAGTGCCGAGAAGCCTGCGTGATGTCCACTCAATCCGAACGTCTCGCTGCGCTGGAACAGCGACTGGCGGACCATGAGGCCCGCTGCGAGGAGCGGCTGGTGGAGATCAAGGCCACGGCCGCCACCACGCTGCGCGCGGTGGAGGGGCTGAAGGGCCGCTCGTGGGCCATGGTGGCGGCTCTGCTGGCCTGGGCGCTCGCCCAGGTGTGGAGCGCCAACGCCGCGCGGCTGGATCACCTGGAGGCGATGCGCGCGGCCGACGTGAGGGAGGTCGCCGATGTCTCCGCCTATTGAGGTGCGCTGGCTCTTCCGGCGCATCTACACCTACGGCGCCACCCTTCTGAACAGCGCCGGCGTCATGGCCATCGTCTGGCGCATGGACGATCCCTCGGCGCTGAAGTGGATCGGCCTCGCCCTGATCGGGGCCAACGTGGTCATGGCCACCCTCTACCTGGCGGGCGCCACCGTGACCGACTGGGCCAAGCTCGCCGCCGCCGCGCGGCGCGGGACCGACTAGGTCCGCACTCCAAGGATTCCAACATGCCGACCAAGCTGACAGCCCACTTCGGGCTGGAAGAACTCGCGTGCACGCAGCATCGCGAGATCGACAACATGCCCCCGCCCGACATCGTGGCCACGCTCCGGACGACGGCCGCCCGGATGGAACAGGTCCGGCGGCTGCTGGGCGACCGGGTGATCACCGTGTCCAGCGGCTACCGCTCGCCGGAGCTGAACCGGGCGGTGGGCGGAGCGAGGACCTCGGCGCACCTGACCGGCCACGCCGTGGACTTCAACTGCTGGGGCTATGGCGACCCGCGCGACGTCTGCCGGGCGATCGCCGGATCGACCATCCCCTTCGATCAGCTGATCGAGGAGGGCGGCTGGACCCACATCTCCTTCGACCCCCGTATGCGCCGGCAGGTGCTGACCAAGCGGCCGGGCGGTGGTTACGAACTGGGGCTTCGACCGTGACCCCGCGCCTGACCGCCGGGCTGGTCGCCGCCGCCGTCCTGCTGTCCGCCGTCCTGGGGCTCTACTGGAAGGGCCGTCTCGAAGGCGCCGCCCGGGAGCGGGTGAAGACCGAAGCCGCGCTCGCCCAGGCGCGGACAAGCGGCCTCGAGACCCGCGCGGAGCGGGAGAGCGCCCAACGGGTCGAGGTCGTCGTCCGCCAGCGCGAGGCCGCCGCCGGCACCCTCGTTCCCTTCACCCAAGACGCCATGACATCGGAGGACGCCCATGCGCCTTTGGACCCGGCTCGCGCTGCTCGCCTGCGCGCCCACGATCGCCAGCTGTGCCTCATCGCTCACCTTGCCGGCTGCCCCGCGGATCGAGACGCCGCCGGAAGCGCGCAGGACGTGCGAGATCCACCTCCTGCCGGAGCGACCGACCCTGGCTGACCTGGAGATCGGGTACGCGACGCGAGGCGCCCAGATCGCGGCCTGCGACGCCGCCCGACGGCTGGCCGTCGAGACGCATGAGGCCGAACACGCTCTGGAGGAGGAGGCGCGCCGGCCCGTGAGACGGCGCTAG